AGGCGGCGGAAAGGGTCATGCAGGCGGCTCAGGAGCGGCGCAAGACCCAATGCAAGGATGGGAAGAGGAAATCAAAGCCCAAAAACTTGCACACCGCGAAATGCAGCGCGAAACGCTCACGCACCAAGAATGGGATTTAGCGCGTGAGGCTGCTTACTGGCGCGAAAAGCTGGCAACAGTGGACGCTGGCAGTAAAACAGGCTTAAAACTGCGTGAAAAAATCCTGATGCTTGAAGACCAGTTATCGAAACAGTCAACTGAAGCGAAAATGAATCAGGTGGCTGAATGGGAGAAGCTGGACAAGCATAAGCTTGAGATGGAGAAAGACGCGGCCGACCAAGCGTTATCGGCAGGCCGTATTTCGCAACTCGAACGCCTTGATTTGGAAATCGAGTTTGAAAACCGCCGCTATCAGATTGCCTATGACGCATTGCAAGAACGGATCGCACTTGCTGAACAAGACCCGACTTATAGTCAGACGGCCATTGATAAGCTTAAAGCGCAGATGGCGGAACTTGGGCAAGGCCATGAACGGACACAGGCGAAGAATGAGGGCAAACGCGAAAGCCAACGCCAGAAAGATGCACCGAACGTCATGGAAATGCTTCAGGACGGCGGAAAGAACGTTTGGCAGGAAGCGCAGCAACAGATGGGGCAGGCGTTTACAGCTATGCTAACAAGGGCGAAGAGCTTCAGGCAGGCGATGGGCGGCTTGTTCTCTTCCATACGTCAAATCTTTGTTCAAGAGATGGTCAGCAAGCCGTTGGCGGCATTAGCCGGACGATTCGCTAAGGAGGGTGCGATGTGGCTGGCTAACGGCACGCGTCAGATTGCCGCGCAAGTCGCTACATCATCTACCGTAACCGGTATTAAAAAGGCTGAAACGACGGAAAACGTCGGCATGAACGCCATTCAAGCGGCGGCTGAGGCATTTAAGGCGATAGCGGGTATTCCATACGTTGGCCCTTTTCTTGCCGTTGGCGCGGCGGCTGCGGCAATGGCGGCAGTCTATGGGTTGATGAGCGGAATGGGCGGTGGCGGCGGTTCTCAAACGACCACGACCACAACACGGATTCCATCGGCGGCAGGTGGTTGGGATATTCCAGCAGGCATTAATCCACTTACTCAGTTGCATGAGAATGAGATGGTTTTACCAGCTGAACACGCCCAAACAATCCGCGAAATGGCAGGCCAATCAGGCGGCGACGACAGCACGATTATCATCAACTTAACAGGCGGCGACTTTATCCACAAAAAGGATTTGGCAAAGCTTCTGAAACGGATGAGACGTGATTTCAAATTTGTTTAACGGTCAGGCCGTCTGAATGGTTCAGGCGGCTTTTTTTGTAAACGGACTTTTTGATAATTTTGTCAAAAAGTCCTTTTTATTTGGAGATTGGAAAAATGAGTAACTCATTGAAATGGGTTAAATATGTTTTGGAGTGGCGTTTTCTGCCTGTACGTTTTCAAAAGTGGCTTTTTGGTACAGGGACGCGCGTGGTCGAGTTTGCCAGTGGGTTGTCGCTGATTGGCTATGCCGCTGTGTTTGCGTTTTCGCCTGTCGATATTTACGACTGGCCGATTTACTACAAATTTAAGACGATACCCGAATCTATCCTGATCCCTGTGTTTGGCGGTATCGGCTTGTTACAGTTGGCCTCGATGTACTGGCAGACGTATCGCGGAAACGTCTTTTCAGGCTATCTGTTGCTGGTGTCGGCGTTTATTTGGTATCTGACGGCTCAGGCGTTTTGGGGAGCGTTTCCGCCTGCTCATACAGGCATGGTCATTCCGCCGATTCTGTCTTTCCTATGCCTTTTGGCTGGTAACAACTCACTTAAATTCTTGTTTTCGGGCGAAAAATTGAAAGATAGCCTAAAGGGGGAATAATGGATTTTTTCCAATTTGGCTACCTGTTTGCCATAGGGGGCGGCATTGTCGGCAGTGCGTGGTCGAGTATCAAAGACCACGACAAAATCGTTTCGAGTGTTTTTGAGGCGGTTGTATCGGCAGTGGCAGCGGCGGCGGTAGTGGAACGGTTTTTGATGGTAAATCAGGTTTGGACTTGCGCTATTGCCGGCGCGTTTGTCGGCATTTTGACAGGCCACGCCATGGATACCGTCAAAACCTTAGCCCCCGGAATGATGAAGAAGTGGGCGAAGAAAACGGCTGACAAATTTATCGATAGTAAAGAGTAACAACAGGTCGTCTGAAATCAGACGGCCTTTTTTAATGGAGAAGTAAAAATGCAAATCACTGAACACTTTAGTTTAAAAGAATTGACACGCAGCGAAACTGCACGCCGTGCCGGTATTGAGAACAAGCCATCATCTACCGAAATGGACAATATCTATTACACGGCGCAACAGCTTGAGAAAATCCGCGCCTATGTTGGCCGCGGAATCATTGTTACGTCATGCTTTCGCAGTGAGCGCGTGAATAAGCTTGTAGGCGGCAGTCCAACGTCCGCCCATCGTTTCGGCTTGGCGGCTGACTGTGATGCGGTCGGATTGACTTCTTTGGCATTTGCGAAACTCTTAATTAAAATGCGAGACGAGGGCAAACTGACCTTTGACCAGTTGATTCTTGAGTTTCCTGAGCGTGGCGATGGCGCATGGGTGCATGTAGGTTTCCGCCGAAACAGCCCAATGCGCAACCAAATCATGACGGCGACCAAAAAGAACGGCAAGACTGTCTATTTGCCCGGCCTGCACGTCTAAGGGGTAATCATGAATCCTGTCGAGTTTCTGAAAGCGCGTATCGCCGAATGGGAAGAGAAGCGCAAACAGGCAAGCGAAAACGCAGACCTGAAAGCGTTTGATTTTGCCGAAAGCGAAATTAAAAACTACAAAGCGATGTTGAAAACCTATGAACAGCCTGCTTAAAAACTGGAAACTGATTCTGATCGCGGCTTGTTTTGTGCTGATTGTGGGCGCGTGGCAATACGACCATGCCGCCCAATACAAGCGCGGACGTGAATCAATGGCGGTAGAAATCTCAAACCGTCTGAAAGATGCCGCGATTGAAAAGGCGAAGCAAGACCGCGAATCGTCAGCCATGTATCAAACCGGCAAAGCGGTGCGAGAAGAAAAGGAAAGGGTGCGTTATGTGCAAGTGCAGAAGATTGTTGAAAAGCCTGTGTTTCGGAATACCTGTGTTGATTCTGATGGGCTGTCAGTCATCAATGCCGCCATTGCCGACGGCAATTAAACCGCCTGCCGACCTTGTGCAACCATGCCCGAACCTGCCTAAGCTTGAGGGCGGAACAGGCGCGGACGTGTTGCCGTGGTCGTTGCAAGTCATCGGCTTGTACAATGACTGTAAGGCGCGGCACAAGGCGTTATCTGACACTATTAAATAAAGCAGAAGCCGTCTGAAGCCTTGTTCAGACGGCATTTTCTGTTTACCTTACCGTAGCCTTGCTGTAAATGCCTTTAAGGCATAAGGCCATGCGGTCGGAGGTGTCTTTGTCCGCATATCCCCGCAACACTTCGAGGGCTGCGACGGTTCTTTTCAGGCGTGAACGGGTTTCGTGCCAAACCGTCCACATCGTAACCGCCTGTATGTTGCCAAGCTGTTTGAGCGGCGCGGAGATGTCTTTGCCCAATTCAATCATCCATGCGCCGTAATAAACCATAGCGGTAATGTCGGCTAAAGAGTTGCCGTCGATAGGCAGTTTCGGCTTGGCTTTGGGCGGTGCGTCCAACACTTCGCCCGTCAAGCCTGTGGGCAGGGTTAGCGCGTGGGTATAGGCGACGGCTTCGGGCAGCTTCTCGGCGGGGATGTCTTCGATGGCTTCGACGTTGAAGCGTTGGTGAATCATACTGTACGCGGAGGAGTAATCTATGCCTTTGCGTCCAACAAGCGCGGCGACGGCCTGCCGCAGAGGGGTGCGGTCGTCGGCGGTGGTTTTGGCGGACTTGATGCCGTCTGAAATTTTGCCGTTAAGTAAAGTTTCTTCCAATACATCCAGCACCCAACGGCGGAACTCTTTGGCCACTTTGGTTCGTGCCAACATGCCGAGCAGGTGGCAGCCGCGCAGGCTGAATACACGCACCTGCTGTTTGCCGCCTGCGGTGGGCAGTTCGATAACTTGGGTCATGCTGTCAGTAAATTCGTCAGCGTTGCGGTCATAAAGTTTTGCGATTGCAACAGCACCGTCTGAATATTCCAAGGCATTACCAATTTGGTAACCCCTTAACCAAGGCTGGCCGTGAATATCTGTAATATCAAAATCGACGTTGTGAAAAGACAAAGAGAAATTAGTGTTCATGATGGTTTCCTAGTTTAGTTTCGAAATGCCCGGAATGGGCGGTCGGGAGGTTCGAAAACCTACTAGAAAAGGCCGTGCTTATTCCCTGCCGAAGCAGGTATTGTATTCACAACCCTCCCGACCATAGGAAACCTTTATCGAAGCAAAACACCAAGGAAACTATGGACGTAAAAATATCGCAGTAACGGTGCGATTCCGCTTTAGGAGGTTTTCGACGCCTCGTGAATGGGAATATAAAACAAACCCCCTGCACATGCAAGGGGTTTTTGCTATTTCTGTTCAACCGAAACTTCCACTTTATTTTCTGTGATAACGCAATATGCCCGATAATCAACCTGCATTCCAAGTCCGTTTTTAGCCGTAAATCCACGGGTAACCAAGATATTACCATTCGGATTTACTCCGGTTGCCGTGTCCAGGATGTGCGGATCAAACGTTCCGGGATGATTCAATTGAGCTTTAATTGCCGCATCACACTGACTGATGACAGCTGAATTATCAATCTTTTTATCCTGTTCAGCGGTTGATTTTCGGCCGGAATTAAGGTCGTCAGTAGATACAAAAAAGCGTTTGCCATTCCTGCAATCTACGAAGAAGACCATTTGTTTTGCTTTCGGGTTGCTGCGCGCATCTGAAATATCAACACTTTCTACCGTATCGCATGAATCCTCTCGGGCAACATGTTCGGCTATCCGTGGCAAATAACCGTTCATTTCCTCGACAGCCTTCTCGCCCCACTTCTTGTATAACTTCGGATAAGCTTTCTTGTCGTACTTAAATTCCCGTACACCTGAAGCAATTTTCCCATCAATTTTCTGCTTTTCGGCGACCGCCTGCTCTTCAGGCGTTAATTCCTTTTTCGGCACAGCGCACATAGCAACAAATAGCAAAACAAAAATACCGCCGACAATCAGCTTGATTTTCTTTGCTTTTTTTGCCTTAGCCGCAGAATTAACCTGCCTTTGGTTGTATTGCTGCCGCCGCTCTTCTGGGTTTTGTGGTTCATTATAAAGGACGACCTTCACCGCTTGTAGGAATGCGTCGTCCTTCTCCACCAGCATTCGGCGGCCATCAAAAAACACAACCTCTATCACACCGCCGTCCTGCACCTCATAACCTGCAATATCAAGCAGTGCAACCTTCTCGCCGCGAAGAAGAACAATACAATCTTTTTTTAAGACGGCTTTCCCTTTATGAAAATCGCCAGCCAGTATGTTGATATATGCCATTTCCCATCTTTCATTAAGAAGTGTTAATTTCCGCAATCATACCGCAACCGTAAAGAAAATCAAACCTTCTCAAACAACAAATCAAAATCGTCCCCTGCCGCCTGCCGTATCGCCCTATACCACGCGGCCAAGCCTAAATCCGTCTGCGAATGCAGGGGCTGTTCGCCGCGCCGCCTGATTTCCGCCTGCAAGCGTTCCTCGTAGGCCGCCTGCGACTTCGCACCGATGCCGAATGAAATACGGACGGCCTCTTGTTGCGGCGCATCCACCTTCGCCCATGCCTGCAGAGTTAGAAACATGGCATCTTCGCCGTATCTCAAGCCGATTTCAGGCTTATGCAGGTAAACTTCCTCCCCCATATAGCGGCCTTCGATACTCAAACATCTATTTAAGCTGCGCGTATCACGGTAACGACGCTCAAAAGCACGCGCCAAGTCGTTCATAAATTCAAATTCTTGTTGATTCATAGCTTGATTAACCCTTTTTTATGCAACAAAACCAAAGTCCGCATTCCCCAGTCGGCTTGTTTGAGTTTGATTAGCTCTTTTAGCGTCATAGCGTTCCCTTTCATTCAAAATTCCCAAATTAACCCGAAGTTCCCTGCCGTCCATGCCTGCAAGCGGTTTTGATAGTCCGTCATTTCTGCCGTATTAAGCGTTGTCGTGCTTATTGGCGTTTTAAGCTCTGTGCCGTCCGGCATGGCCTTTAACTCATAGCCTAAAAACATTCCTTTGCAATACTCGTGCCACGTTTCCGCGCTGTATCGCCTGCCGTTGACCCACGCCTTATCTGCTAATTCCCCGTAAATGGCCCAAAGCCTTCTGTTTTGCTCTATGCTTCGCTTCGAGTTATACGGCCTGATACATACTTCAAGCTCTGAATTAGCCTCTAACCACGCCCCTAGATTGTTGTAGATGGTCGTCATTAAAGTCCGCTTGTTGTCTTTCGTCAGCCTGTACGCTACGCTTTGCATTTAACGATTCCCTTGTCTATCAGCTTTAAAAGCGTTCTGAACTGCGAACGGCGCATATAAAACTCTTTATCTTCCTTGCTCAACTTGATATGCGACCGTCCATCTATCACATCATGGCAAGCACTACACCCGAAGCCTGCCGATAAATCGTTACTCTTCAACCCCATGCCATGTGTCTCACTTGGGAAATGACATAAAACCACTGTTTCAGGGTTGTAATTGCACACCCCTGCGATATTGAGTGTGCAATCTTCCCCTTTGGCCGCTTTTCTGATTGCGCTCACTTACGCTCCCTCTTCGCGCGGTTTTTTAAGTGTTGACTTACTCCTGCTTCGGAGATTTAAAAGCCAGTCAATATTTCGATACGACAACGCCAATAACCTCAATTCGTCTCTACTCATTTATAAAACTCCTTAAGGTTTCAGCGCGAATGAAAGCATAAGGAAAGCCCAAATCACGGAAAAAACAACAAAAATAAACAGTTGCATCGTATGAATTTCTACTACTTTCCTGTCCCCCTTTTGAAAAATTAACGTTTTTTTTAAATCAAGCACAGACAGAACTTTACTTACGAAATAGCCAGCATAAAGAAAAACTAATGCCGAAAAAAAAGCGAAAAATTTAATCACCATAAAACTCCACCAACACCGAACCGCCTTTTACCGGCGGAGCACGGTCAATAATAATTGGGCAAAACTCGCTATCATCACAACCAATCGCAAGCGCAATGCCATCTAAAGCTGCTTTCATGCTTGCGTGCATATTGTCCAAGTCTCGCCGTCTCCTATCAGGCGGGGAAAACAGCAATCTAAGCTTCCTTTGCTGAATCCCCCTTAATCCTGCTTTTTCTGCAAGTGTGTAAGCCTCATTTTTTGCCGCCTTGAAAACTTTCGCCTTAACGTGCGGATTTAGCCGTTTGTTTGGGTTTAAATCCTTGTTAGGGTAAGGAAGCAATACAGACTTACACGGTTTTTCCATCAATACGGCCAACTCCCACCCCAATCATCGTCATCGTCTTGGTTGCGTACTTTCTTTTCGACCCATTCAACAAATCCGATCGCCAACACTACAACCAACACACAAATCAAAAATACCGAGAATTTCATAAATAGCTCCATTTCATGCCGAATTGTTTGTAAATCTTTTTGGCTTCCCCTACTTTCCAATACTGGTTACTCAACAAAGGGAACGCTTCGTTTGCGATTTGAACGGTATGTTCAACGCTTATTTTCGGCATTACCGTCAAATCCCATACGCTCGGCTTCGGCGGTTTTGGAACTGGCTTAACGCCGTGTTTTTCTCTGTAAGCCTCTCGTTTACAAGCCTTGCATTTCCAGTCATACACCAAATTCCCATCGCGGTTTGGGTACTTTTTATAAAAGCTGTCAATCGGCTTCTCTTGTTTGCAGCACTTGCAAACCCTAGACTTAGGCTCACCTAATACTTTCTTCTCTGCTCGTTTTTTCGCCGATCGCTCGCGCTGTTTTCTATTGATTTCATTCTTATTTGCTCTGCAATACTGATTTTGGTATTCTCTTCTGCAAGCTTTACAAAGCGACAAGTAGTACATTTCGCCTGTCTTTTTATTCTTCCGGCTATCTAAGTCAGATAACGGCTTTTCTCTTCCACATTTGTTGCATCGCTTCGTTTCCATTTCCCCTACTCCTTTTCACGTTGTCCAAATTCATCAATCGGCGGCATATCTACCCAAAGAGTGATTCCGATAAGTGCCGCGATTGCGCCTAACCCAATAAGAAACATCGTCATCATTTGCGGCCTCGCTTGAATTTATTGCGCTTCAGTAATTCCAATTCCCCTTTCAGCCGTGCAATCTCACTTCTAAGCGCGGAATCGGGTTTGTTTCGTAAAACGTCCAGTAATTGCACTTTCGTCTGAACCAGTTCTTTGTCTTTACGCTCCAATTCGTCTTGTAGCTCTGAAACCTTGATTCCCAGTGCCGTGCCTTTTGCTATCAGGCCGTTAGAAACTTTGCGTTCTTTGTTCAGCTTGTCGATAAGCTCTGAAATGCGATCACTCATTTCTTTTCCGGCTTCTTCAATTTCGGCTTTTTCTTTCTAGCCGGCTGAAATTCTCTGCTTGTAATCTTTCAGCATGCTTCTAAATATCTCAGCGGTCACAATAACTGCTTCATGCTCTTTCTTACTCACGCCGCCCAATTTTCCGATTAACCAATTTTTCATTTCCGTTTTCCTTGTTAAAAGTGACTTACAATGTGTTTTATTAAATCTTCAGGTATTGATGAACGCACGATATGCCTGTTCCCCTTCCAATATTTAAATGTGAATTTCGCACGTTTCGCCTGTTTTAAATTCATCTCCACACCTGAAGCAAAGCCGGTTCGTTTAAGCGGAAATTCTTCGCTGTACGCCGAATAGCAGGCAGTGTTTTTCACAAAACTCAACCCCTCGCGCTTCAGCTTTTCAAACAACATTGATGACTGTGGGTTCTCAATAACAAACGGGATTCCCAAAGCCTTAACCAACTCAGCCGTAAACAATGCTGTTAAATCGCCGTTCACTCCCTTTCTCAAATATCTTGCATATACAGCAGGAATTTCAGGCGCGTTACGCTCGACTAATTTACGAACCAACACACACGGGTTTTCTTTCCAGTTTTGAAACGTTCGTAACGCTAGGCTGTTTTTATCTCGATAAACGTTTCCGTTATCTCCTGCGGTTGCAAAACTCCATGATTCACACGGGGGGCTTGCCATCAGCAGGTCGAACGGCTCTTTTTTGTGCATATCGACCAGCTTTTTAATATTTTTCAAGTCTGATAAGTCCATCACAATATCGGCGTTTCCAATCCCTACCGATACGACATCATGCTCAGGCAGTGCCTTTTTTACACTGCCGTTTCCATCATCGAATAAGGCTAAAATTCTCATTTCTCATTTCCTTTTGTTGCGCCATTCTTCAAATTTCTCGCGCCGTTTTTCCATCGTGTCGGCTGTTGCCGGGTTAAATTCGCCTTTGTCGCATTTGTAGCCGCCAAAGTAGTAGCTCGATTTATCCTCAGCCGTCTTTGCTTTGGTACATCTTGCAAATCCGCGCATCGTGCCGTTTGCTTCGGCTTTAAAATCTGCGTGTAGGCAGTAGAAGCAGGTTTCACGCACGGTAACTATCCCAGTCAAACGGTATCAACTTACCGCCGCCATCTCTCAAGCGGTCTCTGATACGGGCATCAACGTTTTCGCGGAAATCTTTAGCCGATAAGTTAGTCAACACCAGCGTTGGCATAAGCCGCTCATATCGACCGTTGATCACCGAAAACAAAATCCGACCATCCGTTTCAGACAGGTTGCCCGCGCCAAATTCATCAAGCACCAGCAATTCAGGTTTTACAAAAGTTCCAACAGCCTCTTTCTCGCTTCCGCCGTTGAAACTGTCTTTTACGGTCTGCAACATATCGCCGACAGTAATTACCACTGCACTGCGCCCCGATTCGATAACCTTGTGAGCAATGCCACAGGCCAAATGATTTTTCCCAGTGCCTCGCTTGCCTGAAAAAATCATGTTCCGCCCGGTCTGCAAAACATCCTCGAAGTTTTCCGCATAGTCTGCAGCGGCAGCTTTTGCCCTTGCCATTCCGATCACGCTTTCATCGACCTTGAAATTTTCAATTCGGCAGTTTTTAAACCGTTCTGCAATGCCTGATCGCCCAATGCGTTTTGACATTTCGTCGCGTTTTGCTTCACGGCGCAGCGTTTCCGCGTATGCCGCCATCTCATCTGCCGCTTTCAGCTTTTGGCAAACAGGGCAGCCAGTCCACACGCCGCGAAAAATGCTTTTTGACGTGTATTCGCCATGCTCGGCGCATTGCCGTTGTTCGGGTTTTGCGCCGCCGTAGCTTTTCAAAAAATCAGATGCGCTTTTCAAAGCCATATCCACCCCCTAGAAATCCGTTGTCGGCTGATCGCCGTATTCTTTGCCGTCCAGTACATCAGCCGTCATGTTGTGGGTTAAGCCACCATTTCCGCCTGACTGTTTGCCAAAGGTTTTATTCCTGACCCAATCAGCGCGGAAACTTCCCCAGCCGTTGCCAATGGAAAAAACAACTGCCTGAAATGCCGTCATACCAACTTTTTGAGCCTCACTTGCAATCAAGCGCATAGCCGTCTCTGTCAGCGGTTGGCGTTTTGCTTTGCGAATTGTCAAAAAGTCTTCAGCGATTTGCCCTGTTATCCCATGCTCTGCCAACAGTGACAAATCGGCTTCATGCTTGGTCGGTTTTTTCGCTGTTTTTTCGTGCGCTGTATTAATATCTACGTTAGTAGATATTTGTTTTTTGTTTTTTGTATTTATGTGACCCCCCTTTTTTGGGGGTGGTCCTACCCCCATTTTAGGGGGTGGTGTTACCCCTTTTTTCGGGGGTACCCCATTTTTAGGGGGTACCCCATTTTTAGGGGGTGGTGTTACCCCTTTTTTAGGGTCTGAAATTAAAAAATATTCGTTCGGCAATCCGATTCTGCTTTGCTTGCCAATCAGCCCTAAATCGATCAGCTCGTTAATAGCTTTCTGAACCGTTTCTTCTTTCCTGATTCCGGTAAATTTTTGAATCTGAGAAATCGAAAGACTGTCATGTGTTTTCTGCCATCCTCTGGTTTTCCGTACAATCAAGATGTAGCATTTAAGGGCGTTCCCACTCATCTGCGACAGGTATTCATCGATAACCGAGTTTGCAATCTGAAAACTGTTTGGGATAAATTCATTCATAGTTCAATTCCTGGCCTGTCAATCGAATAATGCGCGACTGGATTCTTGCAACTTCCAACTTTGAATCGCGGTTTATTGAAAACAAATCCCCTGCTTTCCAAGTCAGAGATTCGGGCGCATAACTGCGTGATGTTCAGATGTTTCGCAGCTTCCAGCGATGTGATGTGTCCGTTTGCGCGGATGTAATCAACAATCTGCTTGCACTGTGTCTGTTTTTGGTCTATCATGCTTACTCCTTTTGTTGCAGGCTTCGCGCCTCAACCCTGCCCCACGTTACCGCGTGGGGCTTTCCTTTTTTGTCGCCCGTCTGTCCGGGCAGTCAACCGTCTTTCCGACCAAGTAATTCAAAGCCGTCTTTCAATCCCTCCGCAATTCTGTAAACCTCATCGCAGCCTTTGGCGGCGGCTTTCAGCATCGCTTTTTTAATCAGCCGTCTGTCTTTCTTCGTCAGGCGGTTTTTATCTTGCTTCTTCATTTTTTTTCCTTTCTTTTGGTTATTCACTTTTTTCGCTGCTTTTTTGCCAATTCAGGCCAAATCTTTTCCCAGTCATCAGGGAACATCTCTTGCCGTGTTACTGCCCCGTTTGTAGCCTTTTCAATTGCTGCCGCTGACTGAACCGGCACACTTCTGACGCCTCGCGCAATCTGATTAATAAATGCTGGTGCAATACCAGTCTTTTTTGCTAAGTAAGATTGATTCCCGCGAATAGCGCAATATTCAATTAAGTTCATATTTCAACCTTGCTATATTCAACGTAGCGACAGTTTAGCAAAGCTATTTTCAAAAAGCAAGCAAAATAGTAGCATTGTTATATATAGCGTTGCTTTAAAATATAAACAATTGATTTAGCTGGGAGTAAGAAATGAGCAGACTTGATAAAGTGAAAGAATTGATTGAAAGACGGTTTAATGGCAGTCAGGCAGAGTTTGCCCGAGCCATAGAAAAAGCACCGGCACAAGTCAATCAGTGGCTTAACGGTTATCGGAATATAGGCAATGGCGCGGCGGCTCAAATTGAGGACGTGCTATCCCTGCCGCGTGGGTGGCTTGATAGCAAAGAGGAATTTAGACAGCCTGAATCAAACGCTACCGTAATTGGCACGTTGGACGTTTGGGACAGCAAGACGCCGTTATCGGCTGATGATTGTGAAGTCCCGTTCTACAAAGATATACACCTATCGGCGGGGAATGGATTTTCAGACGACATTGCGGACTACAATGGCTACAAACTGCGCTTCTCAAAATCAACGCTTAGACGGCACGGTATCAATCCCGCCGATGTGGTTTGCGTTTGCGCGGACGGCGACAGTATGGAGCCGGTATTTCCCGACGGCGCGACACTCGGCATCAATACCGCAGACAAGGTCATCAAGGACGGCAAAATCTACGCCGTCAATCATGGCGGGTTATTGCGGACTAAAATCCTGCAAAAACTGCCTGATAACAAAATCCGTATCAAAAGCTACAATTCCGAAGCCTACCCAGATGAAGAAGCCGACGCAGATGAAATTAACATCATCGGTCGAGTGTTTTGGTGGAGTGTGATTGCATGATGGATAGAGATGAAGCATACAAACTCAGTTTGCAGCAAATCCGATCAGGCGACATATTGGCGGCGTGTCGGACGGTTGCAGATTATGAATTATCACAACCGCAACCGCGCGGGCTGTTTTCGGGGGTATCTCCTCAAGAATACTGGGCGCGATACCCTGAGCCGTCAGATGTTGAAATCTTGGAGTCTATATTTTCAGAAACCCCAGAGATACTGGGCAAAATCAGCGATGATGATTTAAATGCCGCGCGTATCATCGCTGCGTTTAACTTAATTTGGGGACTAAGCCAAATCCCTAAATGGCTTTATCGACATGAATTTGCATCATCCAATCTTTCCGATTCTGCCGTCCCTTTAATGTTGCTGTTCCGCGCGAAATCACGGCAAGAGCTTAAACAGTATGAAAAGGTTGAGATTTTAGGCTGCCCTGATAGTTGCAAGTTTTGCAAATCGCAAAGCGGCAAGACATACAGGTCGTCTGAAGCCCCTGTTTTGCCCCATGCACAATGTACACACAAATCAGGTTGCCGATGTTGCTACCTGCCAGTTATCTAAACATAGCCCGCGCAATGCGGGCTTTCCCCGCCTTGATGGAAGTGTAAATCATCATTATAAAACAACATTTTATGGTAAAATAAGAGCTTAAAAAATGACTAAATTTAATTGCGATATGACACACCAGCTTGCCGTCTTTTCCCCTCAATCAACAGTGCCATTTGACAGTTTTGCCCAATCCGATGACAACACCTTTTGGTATGCTTCAGACTTGGCAATGATGCTTGGCTACAATGATATGCAGGCAATTTTAAAAGCAATCAACCGCGCCCATTCCGTCTGCTTTCAGTTGGATATTCCTATCACTGAAAACTTTATTCAGACGGCCTCACATAATTGCGACAATGACATTAAATTGACACGGTTTGCCTGTTACTTAACCGTGATGAATGGGAATATCAGCAATCCGCGCGTAGCTGCGGCGCAAGCCTATTTTGCCAAGCTGGCAGAAGAAATTAACGCGACATTCCGCGATGCAGACGATGTAAACCGCGTGTTCTTGCGCGGCGATATTACCGACCGTGAAAAGACATTGAACCACCTTGCCCATAGACACGGCGTAGAGGAATATGGCCTATTCCAAAATGCCGGTTATCGCGGCTTGTACAACATGAACATCAACAAGCTGAAAAACTACAAGGGCGTAGGCGACCTGAAAGGCTCATTACTGGACTTTATGAACCCTGTCGAATTGGCGGCCAATACGTTCAGAATCACGCAGACAGAGGAAAAGATACGCAACCAGAACATACACGGACAAAAGCCGTTAGAGCGAGCCGCCGAAGAAGTGGGACGTTCAGTCCGTAACGTGATGATTCAAACGTCCGGCACATTGCCGGAAGACCTCAAACTGTCTGACGAAAAGATTAACAAGGTCAGAACCGGAATCAAGCAGACGAAACGCGCCCTTGAAAAACACGACAAGACCCTAAACAAGGACAAGTAATCACACCAAGCATTGAATTATAAGGATTTATAAAGAAATATTTTCGCTTTTTTTATCCAATTTATCAGGTAAAATACAGACCTCCTCCGTTTTATTTTGTCAAATGGTTAGATTATTCATAATCGACTACCAAGCCCGCCATGCGCGGGCTTTTCTTTTGCCTTTAGGTAGGGGTTTCCCCCCTTTCGATAGGGGTTATACCGTTATTTGCTTCACATTTACCGCCTTGTTTGGGCGGTTTTCTTTTTTCCGTTCTTCATAATTCGCAGGCGTTCGCCTAAGTGTTTTTCAGATAGCAAAACTAAATTCTCTTTTAAATCAACATATAGCAAAAATATAGCAAAATTTCTTAGCATTGCTATTTACATTCTATTTAGCTTTGCTATAATACACACATCGAAGCAAAACACAGTTCTTTAACAACTCGAAAGCGTAGTAACCGCCCTTCAGGTAGGCAATAGCCGACAGCAAGACATCGCAAGATGGGGGAAATCGAACAAACGGTTACAGGTAGAAGCCGCCTAAAAGATAACGGCCTATGACGGTAAATTTTTAAAACACTTGATAAACAAGGAATTGGGATAATCTAATATCTTTTATATCTATATAGTCTTAGACTATGGCAAAAAAAGAAGTCCTTGAAGGACCCCTTTTCTTAATTTTTAAATGCATTGAGCATGACTTGGAACTCTTC